CGCACCAGGAAGAATCCGGTCTATAATCGGGCTTTCAACGCCGCTGATGATTTGTTTGTTAAGGAGATGGAGGCGGCAGTGCGGCGAATGGTGCGCCGCATCAATCGTAAAAACGGGGGAGCGGTATGAGCATAGAGTCAGACATCATCGACGCAATTACCGCTCTGGGATTATTCACGCGCGTGCGATATCTTGTTGCAACCGGCGAGAGTGAAACAGACCCCATCCAGAAACCATTGTTTGTTCTGACCGACGGCGGGCGGGACTTTACGGCAGCTCAAACATTCTGCGGTACGACAATTGCGATTCACAACTTCGATGCGATGATAATGGCGACGACCTCAGCTGAGTGCCGCTCTCTGTTCGAATCATGCCGAAGTGCATTGCAGACTATCGCCAACGTCACCGCTGCGGTAGACTCATACGATGAGAGCAGCGGTGCCTACATCTGTAATTTCACTCTAGTCAGTTAAGGAGAAAACATCATGACTGCATATGTCCAAAAAGGTAAGGCGGTTTTCATCAGCAAAGCGCCTACACCGACTGCTGTGAGCATCACCGGCGCGACGGCTGCCAACCCGTGTGTCATCACGGTGGTCAACACCGCCGCGGATGGTGACATCGTGCGCATTGAGGGCACCGGCATGGCGGCACTTGACGGCCGCGCGTTTGAAGTTGACAGCGCGACCGGCACCAGCATCACCGTGCAGGTCGATGCCACCGGTGATGTCGCAGCGACCAGCGGCAGCGCTTTTTTCTACGACATGGCCGACGTGGCCGAGATGGTTGAAACTTGCTTCAACAGCTTCGGCTACAATCGCGAAGCGGCGGCGACCATCACCGCTGGCACGTTCTGCGGCACCACTACCCTGAGCGGCGCTCCTGGCGCTCAGACGATTGAGTTCGCCGGATACGACGACCCAGAATCGGAAGGCATGAAGGAGATTATCCGTGCCGAGAAAGATGGCATTCCGCGCGTAGTTGTTTACAACTACCCGCCTGCTGCATCTGCGACCGGTGTCGGATACAAGCTGATTCTCCCGGCCGTCACCTTCGCTGGTTTCAATGGACCGGTCGCTACCGCTGATGGCGCGGCGACCTTCAGCGGTTCGGGCACGGTGAATGGTGACCCGACTTACACGTTCATGAACTAAACAAACCGCTCGGTAGCAGCGGCAACCTCGTTGCCGTGATGTCCTCAGGCATCAGCTACCGAGCCTTTTCAATCCTGAGGAACCTGAGGAGATGATGATGTTGAAAGTTGTGAAGGTCGAGGTTGATGGGCTGGGCGAGATTGAAGTCCGGGAGATTCTGTACAGCGTAGCCGAGCCGTTGTTCGACTTGCCTGCTGCACAGATGGGCAAGGCGCTGATTAAAGCATCGCTGCATTACCCAGACGGGCGCTTGGTGTTTGATGGTGATGTCGGATTATCGGTCGCGAATGCTTGCTTCAAACTGGTCGATGCTGTGCTGGAAGTCAATGGCATGGGAAAGACGACACCCCGCTGTCCGGTGGGGAGCAACTGCTGTGTGCGATGGCTGATTACTTCAAGATGTCACCATCGATGCTTCGTTCCTGGCCATTGGCTGACATCATGCTCATGCAAAGGTTTTTCAAAAAGCGCAACGCCCAAGCAGAACAAGCCGGCGCCACCGATTCACCGGAAGTTATGGCAAAGAAGTTTGGTAAAAGTCCTACGAGCGGAGTAAAACGCAGATGACCCAAGATGCCGTCCAGATTCGTTTAACGCTCGAGAACGAGCAGCTTACCCGCTCGCTCAGAAAGACCGAGCGGGACTTCGCCCGCCTCGAAGCAAAGGCGAAAAAGTCAGCCGATGGAATGGGCGCGGCATTCATTGGCGCGGCAAAAGGTATCACATCGGCGTTCCTTAGCGTCGAAGCAATCCGCGGATTTGGTGCGGCTATGGTCAACACCGCCAAGGCGGTGGCTGACTTAAACGATAATGCCAAAAAAGTCGGCATCAGTTTTCAGGCTTTCCAAGAACTCCAGTTCACCGCTTCACAGACCGGCATTGAAGTCGAGGCGCTGACGACCAGCATCGCGAAGCTACAGGTCAATCTCGGAAAGATGGCCGCGACCGGGAACGACGCCGCGCTCGAAAAACTCGGGCTATCCATTAAGGCGGTAATTAATCTTGCGCCGGAGCGCCAGTTCGAACTAATCATCGATGCCCTTGCCGGGATAAAGAACCCCGCCGAGCGCGCCGCCATTGCCGCCGAACTATTCGGACGCGGATTCAAAGAACTCAATCCTCTGATTGAGGAAGGCGTCGGCGCTCTTGACCGCTTCGCCCAGCAGGCGCAAGACCTCGGCGTAGTCCTGAGTGATGTCACGCGCGACCAGATGGCACAGTTCGATGATGCCATCGAACTACTCAGCCTGCAGGTGCAGGCCGCGAAAGCCGAAGCATTCCTCCCGCTCATCACTTACCTGACCGGTGACTTCAAAACCGGGATGACCGGCAGCAGTTCGCTCGCGCGTTACCTTGGTGATGAGTTCGTCGTGCTCGCCGGCCATATCGAGATGGCCGCGAATGGCTTAGAGTTCTACTCGAAGGTCTGGGAGGGGATGAAAAAACCAGAGGGGCGCGGCCTCGCTGAGATAATCACCGACGCCCGCGAAGCCGAGCGCGCCGCTGATAAGCGGGTCATGGACCGCGTCAAGGCCTCACAGGCTTTAGCCGATTATGCCCAGACGCCGAAGACGGGTCCTTCGCGCCGCAAAGTATTCGAGGACCCGCTCAACACCGCGGTCGGAGATGAAGCCGGCGACCGCGCAGAAGCCGCGGCGACCAAAGCAGCAGCGAGAGCCGCCAGCGCCAGAGCGAGCAGCGCCTTGAAGGAAAGCGAGAAGCGCGCAAAGGATTTAGCCGAAGCCGCGAAGCGCGAAGCCGAAGCGTATATCGTCAGCTTCAACGAAACCATGAAGTCTAGCCAGCAAGCGACCTTCGAAGCCGAGGTGTCGCTCGGCAGCATCGGCGCAGAGAACACCGACCAGATAAAACTCGCTGTTGAATTGACCAACGACTTAGCCAAGGTTCAGGCTGAGTACCACGGCGCGGAGCTGACCGCCCTTGAAGCCGAGCTGCTGAAGCGATACGAGATTAACTCGGCCATATTGGACACCACCAAGGCGACCGAGAAAGCGGCCGAAACCAGCGCCGAGAACGCACGCCAGCTTGAAGCAATCGGCGCCAACGTCGGGCGGGTCTTCGGCGATGCTTTCGCAAGCATCGTGACAGGCGCTCAGAACGCCGAGGACGCCGTCAGACAGCTCCTGGCGGCCATCCTCACGGCTCTGGTGCAAGCGGCCATCCTATCGGCATTCACGGGCAAAGGATTCGGCGAGAGCCTTGGCGGCATTGTCGGGGGGTATACCCCGACCAGCGCCGCTCCTGGCGCTTCGGTTCGCATCTATAACAACTCGGGCGGATTAGTGACGACCCGCCAGCGCGGCAACAACACCGATGTCTATATCGGGCAGCTGGCGACCGCCGTCAATCGCGGCGGCAATCAGCTCGACAAAGCATTGCGCAATACATACGGCATCAAGAGGAGGGGCGTATGACACTCAGCCCAGAGCTACAACGCATCTACACCAGCGCACCGGTCAATACCCCGTACTACGAAGCGCTGGTTTTGACTCACGGTTCTTGGAGCGAGGTGGTGGCCATCATCAACAACACCGTCACCGACACCGTGAAAAACTTCAACGGCGCGCCAATCAATTTCACTGCAGCGGTGTTCGAGGTGCAGCTGCCTAAGCGCGACGACTTGGGCGTGGTAGAGATGACTATCAGTTTCCCGATAGTGACTCGCCGCATGATGGAATTGATTGCCCAAGCGGAAGCCGCGCGGACTCCAATCCTCGCCACGCTGCTGGTCTATACCGACAGCTCGGCCGAGAGTCAATTAACGCCGCTCGAACTGCAGCTCGATTCCATCGCCATCACCGAGGAGCTGGTATCAGGAATAGCAAGCCGCGTCGACTTGCTGAATAAGGTCTACCCACGAAACATCGTGCGCCCTGAAAATTATCCGGGGCTCTACCGATGAACCTCAACGACATCATCGGCACTCCTTATCGCGAGCTTGATTGCTACGCGCTGGTCAGCAAAGTATCAAGCGAATACTTCGGCAACACCTTGCCGGAGGTCGCTGATTATTCGAAGGACCCAGCTTCGGTCGTGAGAGCCGAGCGCGCGGCGTATGGCTGGGTCGAGCTGGCAGGACCAGAGAGCGGCGCTGTGGTGCTGCTCGGAACGTATCAAGGCGATGCTCGACATGTTGGCATCTGCCTACCTGATGGGCAAGTGCTCCACACCTGCCATCGCTACGGCGCGCTAATCCAGAATTATTCGCAGCTAACTCTTGCTGGATATATCCATCGCACATTCTACGCTTGGAGGGGTGCGTAATGGCCAAAGTATTTTTAATCACCAATGTATTCGATAGCAATTCATGCCAAGAGTTCAGTCACTCAGGTCCCTTCGTCGACTTCCTCCTTGAGAAGTGGCCGGATGGCTTCGGCGGCCAGCCTTTCACCATCTTGCTGAATGGTAAAATCCTGGCCGTCGAGGATTATGATGTCGAACTTGGCGCCGCGGATTACATCACGCTGCTCACTGCACCGCGCACGCCAGCTTTCCTCGTGGCTACTTTCGCCATCAGCGAAGCGACGGCCGTCGTGGTTTCTGGCGTGCTGCTCAATATCGCGCTTGCTCTGGCCGCCGCCGTCATCACCGCTGCGCTAGCACCTAAAGCCAAGAGCGACCGTGGCATCCGCAAATCGGTTTACTCAATCAATCAGCAGCAGAACCAGCCAGCGCTGGGCGACCCAGTTCCTGAGCACTTCGGCAAGATGTGGTTTTATCCGAGCTACGCCAGCCAGCCGTATGTGCGCTTTCTGAACGGCGAGCAATATCTTTACCAGATTATGTTGTTGTCAGCCGGCAGCGTCGAGCTGAATGGCTTGCGCATCGGAACCACCAACGCCGACAGCTTCGACCCGGGAACCGTTGAATACCACCTCGTGCCGCCATCGGTTCATGGTGGGGTCCTCGGCAACATCAAAAGTTTATACGGCGTCGATGAAGACGTGGTGTCCTCGGTCGAGGTTCAGAGCATCGAGTTCCAGCGCGCAAGTCCGAACTCATTCTTTGGTGCAGCGTACTCAGACGCCTCGCAGTATCGTGGCAAGGAGAAAAACCCGAACTTCCGTGTCGGCGATGTGGTCACGGCGCTCGGGGAATCCCCGTCCATGGCGAACCATAACGAGGCCACCACCATCACTGCAATAATCGGCAGCTACGTCAGCGTATCGGTGTTGCAAAATGATGGCGGCAATCCGTGGTATCAGCTAACGAAAGACGACGACGGCTGGCGCGGCTGGTTCCCGAGGCGAAGGTCGAGGTCGGCCACGGGCAGATGCACGAGAAAGAGCTGGCGGCGGTCATGCACCGGTTTGTCCGCGGCGAGTTCGACCTCCTGCT